TATTTGAAAATGCGTTTGATGTGTACACGGAAATATTAAGAAAGGGAATTGACAATGAGTGATTTATACAACACGGACAATCAAGAAAACCAAGAGCAAGAAGCTCAAGAAGGACAAAGTTCTGAAGATCAAGAGCAGGACAACCAGGAGCAAGGGAATCAAGAGAACGACAAAGAGAATCAAAGTTCTGAAAACCAAGCAGATCAAGGCAATCAAGAAGAAAAGCCTGAAGATGATGCAAACAATCAGCAAGAAGAGAATCCTGCTGACAAAATAGAAAAACAGGAGAAGCCTGATAAGCCTGAAGATGGCCAAGAAGAGCAGGATGAAGAGAAGGCAAAACTGTTTGGCAAGCCTGACAAGTACGATTACACAGGCGTTTTGCCTGAAGGTATGAATTTAGACGAATCGGCTGCAACTGAATTTGATGGAATCGCAAGTGAATACAATATGTCGCAAGAGGGTGCGAGCAAAATAATGGCTCTAGCCGCTAAGCATACTGAGCAGACAGTCAAGAAAGTTCTCGATGCTCAAGCTCAGGCACTGGAAGCCAAAGTAGCAACGTACGTTCAATCGCTGAGGGAGGACAAAGAGATTGGTGGGGCAAAGTTAAATGACTGTTTGATTACGGCTAATTTGGCAGCTTCAAAAATGATGGATGCAGAGATGCAAGAGCTATTCGCTCAATCCGGATTAAACAATCATCCCAAGTTCGTAAAAATGTTCATGGAGCAAGGCAATCTGATGAAAGAAGATCACATTCTAGATGCGAATAATCATTCATCTGAAAAGCAAAAAACAACGGCGGCCGCTATGTATGGCGACACAACACCTGACAAAAAGGTCAAGTAAGCAACTAGGTAGGTAGAAACAATTAAACAACGAAAGGGAAATACATTATGGCAACATTAGGAAAAACGTACATGACTCTTGCTGATGAGATCAAGCAACGTGACGGAAAAGGTAACATCGTATCGCATGTTATAGAATTACTTCATCAGACAAACGAATTACTAGGTGATGCAAACGTAATTGAGTGTAACGATGGTACATCTCACTTACACACCATCAGAACTGGATTACCGACTGCGGTATTCAGAAAGTTCTACGGTTTTGTGCCCCCTTCTAAATCAGAAAATGCACAAGTAAAAGACGGTACAGGGATGCTTGAAGCTTACTCAGTCGTTGATAAAGATCTTGTAGAGAAATCAAAAGATCCTCAACAACTAAGATTGAATGAAGCTGCTGCGTTCATCGAAGCGATGAATGACCAAATGCAAACTACGTTCTTCTACGGTAACACTTCTGATGATAACGCTAAGTTTGACGGCTTGGCTGTTCGTTATGGAAAGAAAAGTGCACTTAAAAGCAACATTGGTTCAAACATTGTTGATGCAGGTGGCTCAGGTTCCATTAACTCTTCAGTATGGTTCGTTACTTGGGGTGATTTACACACTTCTTTATTGTTCCCTGAGAACACGGCTGCAGGTATCAAGCGTGAAGATGATGGCGTAATCACTGAAACTGATGCTAACGGCGGTAAAAGAAAAGTTTACCAAGAGCACTTCAAGTGGGATACTGGTTTGGCTTTGGCTGATTGGCGTTCTACTGCTCGTGTTGCAAACATCGACACGACTGCATTGCTTGCCGGCACTGTCAAGATTGACGACTTCATGCTCGCTGCATACTACAAAATCAGAAAGTATTCTAAAACTGGTAGAACAGTTATTTATGCTAACTCTGATGTATTGCTTGCATTGCATAAAATCGCTAAATCTCAAGCAAATGTTCACTTGTCAATCGGACAATTCCAAGGTGAAGAGGTTGTTATGTTCTTAGGCAAAGTGCCAATCAAGGAATGTGAACAAATCCTAAACACAGAAGGCACCGTAGCTTAATAGCTGCGGTTGGGCTTAACACGTAAAACACAGTAATACATTAAAAAAACACGAAAGGAAAACATAAGATGATTATGGACGGAACATTGATCTTTTCAGATCAGCAAGCTGTAACGGCTTCAGCAGTCTCCACGAATGTTCTCTACACAGGACAAAGAGAGCTTTCATTCGGAAATGACTTAGATTTATCAATAAGAGTAGGAGCGGATTTCGCTACTTGTACATCATTACAGGTAATAATCCAAACTTCTGTTGATGAAGCGTTTACATCTCCAGTAGCAATTGCAACAAGCCAAGCGGTACCTGTTGCAACACTTAAAAAAGGGTTTACATTCCCTGATTTGAGAGTTGTACCAAAAGGTAACCTTGGGTACTTGAGATTGAGCTATGTTATAGCAGGATCTGCTGCAACAACTGGTAAAATCAACGCAGCTATTGTTAACGGACTTTCTGAAAGTTACGACGATATGTAGTGAATTTGGTAGGGGAGCAATCCCCTACCTTTTTCTGTCTTGGATTATTCGCCTTTAAACGAGTTACAAAGTCACGCAAGCCTGCGTGCCATTTCACTCTCTGGCGAAAATCCGCTAAACCAAGGAGAACAACATGGCTAAAAATGAAGGATGCACTCCTGCTGATTCGGGTAAATACGATGATTGGGCAGTGCAAAGTGCACTTGATACTTTGATCAGAGCTGAAGAGATCAAGGCTGATAAGAAATTAATGGCGTTGATTGATAAGGAAAAAATCAAAAGGCAAGAGGCATTGAACAGGTTAGGGGGCAGTTTAAAGCCCGAAAAAAGTAAAGCTGAAGAGCTATACGGAAAGGATAAATAAAATGTTAGTAACGGCAACTGAAAGAGCGTTTTTCAATAGACATCTTATTGAAGAGGGAGAAACCTTCCACGCTTACGAAAAAGGATTTGACGAGGACAATCTTCCTCACTATTTAACACCTGTTGAAGCAGAAAACAAAACTGCTGCGGTCGCTGAAGTTCCAAGTGAACTCAAGGAGGATGTCAAAGTTTCTGAGCTTCCTGAAGAGCAGAGACAGGCCTTGCTTGATGAAGCAAAGGATCTAGGGATAACAGGAAATCTAAACTCTTACAAAGTTAGTTCTTTGAAGAAAAAGATTGCTTCTAAGTCTGTTGGCGGCGAAGGCTTCCCAGGTGAAGATGCAGAAATCAAAATTGATGCTACTCAAGAAGATGAAGGAACCGCTGAATAATGGCTTTTTCTAAAGATCAAATTTACAATTTATCGCTAGTTCATTTAGGGTTAAAAGGCGACATTCAAAGCGACGATCAAACGGATCCAAGGGTGCAAACCCTAAATTTGTTTTACGACGTTGCCGTTGAACAAACCCTAAAAGATTTCGATTGGAATTTTGCTAATACCTGTGTTGAGTTAACTCCTACTCAATCAGGTGTTAGTTTGAATCCATTGTATAGATATGAGTTTGATTATCCAAACGACTGTATTTGTGCAAGAAAAATCATGTTGACAGGGCTGCCTGAAGAGAAAATAAACTTCAAGCCTTCAACCGATGCAAACAATGCACGAGTAATCATTACAAACGTACCAAAAGGAATGCTTGAATATACACGCATAGTGTCAAATGAGAGCTTTTTCACTGCGGAATTTGTCATGGCTATTAGTATTTATTTGGCATCTCTGGCCGCTGAAGATCTCACAGGTCAAACGGTTAAAAGGGATAAACTCTTTCAACTTTATACCTCTGTTATTAACAAAGCAATCACTGCTAATGCTTGTGAGGGCTATGAGGATCTTGATGTTGAACCTGATTACTTGAGAGCGAGACAATAAAATGGCTAGAGTTACTCAAAATAGTTTTACAGCCGGTGAAATTTCTCCTTCACTGTATGGCAGAATTGATGTGAATAAGTATGGGATTGGTTTAAAATCCTGCGTTAACGGTATTGTGATGGCTGAGGGCGGTGTTTATAATCGCAGCGGCCTTGAGCTTGTTTGTGAAGTCAAGGATAGTTCTAAAAAAGTTCGTTTAATTCCATTCGCTTTTAACATTAATCAAACATACATCATTGAAGCCGGCGATAGTTATTTCAGATACATCAAAGATGGCGGCCAAATAGTCAACGGCACAACTGTTGTTGAAACTGCTCATACTGTTACTCAAAGTCAACTGTTTGAGATGCAATACTCACAAACGGCCGACACTATGACAGTTTGCCATCAAGGACATATGCCTTTTGAGTTGGCAAGAAATTCTGAAACAAATTGGACTGTCGCAGATATTGTTATTGAGCCTTCAATCGCAGCTCCTACCAGTGTAACCGCAACTCATTCAGGATCTCTTCCTACCGCTACACAGATTTATGGGTACCTGGTAACTGCAATAAAAGCTGATACCTATGAAGAGAGCAAGAGATCTAACGCTCCAAACGCAACTGCAGGAACATCTTCAAGTTGGTTGGTGGGTGAAAAGGTTACAATCGCATGGGCTGCGGTCACCGGTGCGACTGAGTACAAGATTTATAAAAGTATTAACGGTGTTTTTGGCTACATTGGAACGTCCATTGGAACCTCTTTTGAGGATCCTAACATCACTCCTGACATGAGTAACACAGCTCCAATCTTTAAAAATCCGTTTGATGCAGTTGGCAATTACCCTGCCACAACAAACTATTTTCAACAAAGAAGAGTCTTTGCAAACACAATTAATCTTCCTAGAACAATTGAATCCTCTCAGACAGGATTCTACACTAATTTTAGTATTGGTCGCCCTCTATTGGCTACTGATGCAATCACAACCCCAATTGATGAACGTGAACAAAATGCAATCCGGCATCTTGTTTCAATGAATGATTTAATCGCTTTCACAACCGGCGGCGAGTGGAAAGTCAACGGATCCGATGGGATCTTTAGTGCAACTCCACCTCCGCAATGTTTGTTGCAAAGCTCTTGGGGTAGTGCAGACAACATAATACCTATTGTCTCAGGCAATATGGTTTTATTTGTAACCTCCGGACAAAACGTTGTTAGAAATTTGGGTTACTCTTACCTTTCAAACTCTTACGACGGAAAAGAATTAACTCTATTTGCTAAGCATATATTCAAAGGTCGCAAGATTATTGATTGGGCTTATGCAAAAGAACCTAACAGAATTGTTTGGTGTGTCCTCGATGATGGAACCGTTGCCGGCTTAACCTACAACCAAGAGCAAGAAGTTATGGGTTGGCACAGGCATAAAACTGACGGTTTATTTGAAAGTATCGCTACAATCAGAGAAGGAACAGAAGATATTCCGTACTTTGTAGTCAAGCGAGAAATCAATGGAACCACGAAGCGTTTTATTGAACGAATGAAGCCTCGTATAATACAGAGTACCAAAGATGGCTTTTTCGTCGATTGTGGGCTTGCCAAGACGTTTGAAACGCCTGTTCAAGAGATAGGTGGATTAAGCCATCTTGAGGGTAAGGCCGTAAACGTGCTTGCAGACAGTGTTGTATACGAAAATCTTATTGTAAGCGGTGGAAAAATAAGCCTCGGAGTTAATGCCGGAGCGAATAACACGGCTAAAAATATAGTTGTCGGACTTCCTTATACGTTCGATTTTGAAACATTGCCTATTGAGGGTGATAGTTCTATCGGTCTTAAAAAGATTATTAGCAGGGTTAGCGTAAAAGTTGATGATTCTCGTGCTGATTTTAATTTGATAAATGGCAATGGTGTTGCTCAAAAAGTTAATGAAAAGAATTGGGATGTGTTTTTGAAGCCGGATGTTTTATTCAGCGGTGATTTAGACATACCGGTTGGATCAGTTTGTACAAAAAATGCTACTGTACATCTTCAGCAAAGCAAGCCTATACCGCTTGGGGTGTTGACAGTAGGCGTGGAAATGACGGTTGGAAATGCTTAGTAAAGAAAAGAATGATGATTACATATATGTTTTTGATAACTTGAGAGCTTCAGATGTTGATGCAATTAAGTTGAATCGTGGTGAAAACTGGAAAGAAACATTGATTGAACAGTTCAAGGATGCTGATCTGCGTGTCGGTTACACTAATGATGGTAAACCTGTTTTGGTTTACGGAGTTCTTGAAGAGGGTTCCATCGGTGTTATTTGGATGTTAACGACTGACGATATAGTCAAAGAGCAAAGAAGTTTTATTGTTGGGGCAAAAGAGTACGTCCAGGAGCAAGTTGATAAATATAAATTGATTTGCAACTATGTTCTCAAGGCCGACAAAAGAGCTATCAAATGGCTCAAAAGTCTTGGGTTTTTGTTTCTTGAGGATCCAAACAGAACTGATTTCCTGTTTTTTTATAAAGGGGATTTGCAATGTGCACTCCCGGCACAAGAAAAGGGTGGTAAATAATGTGTACTCCTGAAATGGCAGTTGCAAGTGCGGTAATTGGTGGAATTGGTGCTATTGGCGAGGGTGTGGGAAAATACCAAACTTCTCAGGCCGATGCCGCTTCTGATGCTTATCAATCTCAAATATATGCAAATAACGCTGCTATTGCTAGACAAAACGCAAACGACGTTATCACTGCAGGAAACGAAAAAGCAAACTTGATCAAGTTGGATACTGCTCAGAAAGTTGCCTCACAACGTGCGGCAATGGCTGCAAGCGGAATTGTTGCAGATGAAGGAAGCGGTCTTGATCTAACTGAAAGCACCAAGTTCTATGGTGATATGGATGTTTTAACAACATCTCAAAACGCTCAAAAAGAAGCAAGAAATTACTTGCAGCAAGCGGATAACTATTCTTCTCAATCTGATATGTATTCTCTATCTTCAACCAACAAAAGAGGTGCAGGGGTTTGGAGTGCAATCGGTGGAACATTGGCAGGGGTTGGCCAAGTATCGGGTAAGTGGTCTAATTACGGTGGAACTAGTACTGGCAAGGGTGCGGCTGCGAGCAATTCAGGTCATTTAAGTTAATTAAAACTGAGATATCTTTGCAACATTTATTAATTTTTCACCTTCACGATAAACGCCATTCTCCCATATCCCTAGCAAGGAGCCATCAGGTCTGAATATATAACCATTGCCCATTGATGTGCCATAAGTAATTTCGATTAATTTACCACTTGGATATTCATAGCGTTGTAATTTTCTTGGAAAATCCAAAATGTTTTTATCGGAAACGGCGATATATGTAAGTTTATTATTATGATTATAGGAAAGCATTTTGTTCCCTGTGGCTACTGAATAGCCTCCATCACTATAATCTGCCCTATAACCTTCAGGTGCTTGGCTGGCATAAGCTTTATACGGTGTAGGGTCAACCATTTTAAGGGGCGTATATTTAAAAACATATTCTTTTGCTTGTTGAGCCGTTTCGATCTTTCTTATTCCACCTTCTAATGTTTGGGCATCTGCCATTGGTGGATATCCTACTATTTTCATTACTACCAAAACGGCAAGTATTATAATTGCGATTATATGATTATCCTTTATTTTAAATAGATGTTTGCAAGTGTGATAAGTACATACTGCAAAAACTATTTGTATTATGAGTTCAAAGATAATTTTAAATAAAATTAATCCATTTGGTATTACTGGAAGTGAGAAGAAAATAAAAATAGTTGAATATACTAATATTTTAGTTAATATTTTCTTGTTTTTTTCTCGTTCTTCTTTTAGAGCAGATTCACTTTTGGGCAAAGTAGCAATATATTTAGACATATTATTTTTATAATAAGATTTTGCTTCGTCA